TTAATTATCGTTATTTATAGCATAAACTCAACGTTTTAGTAATACTCTATTTTTGTAATCGCGCGAAAATTACTTTAATCCTAAGAGTTTAAAAATATCATTAGATTAATACTTTTCCAATAACTGACACT